CGCCCCCGCCGCGCCCCGGCCGTGCCATGGCCCCCTCCGCCAACGCCGCCGCGCGGGCTGCCGCCGCCAAAGCCTTTAACGCCTCGGTGGCAACAGGAAACTGCGCCGTCAGCTGCGCCAGCTTGGTTTCGCCCTCGGCAACCGTGGCAAAAAACTGCGAGCTTTGCAGGCTCAATTCTTTTTCCGCCTGCGCCTTTTCCTGCTTCGCTGCCTCGCCCAACGCCATAAATTGATTTTTGCCGCCAATCACATCGGTTTTATTGCCCATCAAGCCGTCAAAATACTGGCGCATCTGCTCGGCATCCATCATCGCATTCAAGCCCGCCCGCGCCTGCATATCCGGCATCAGCTTGCTCACCATAAACGCCTGCATGGTTGCCATTTGCTGCTTCGCTAGCTCGTCGCCCTTATCCGCCCGCGCTTTGACAGCCTGAAAGCCCTTGTCCTTGCTCAACAGCGTTTGGGCAAAATCCGCCAACACCTGCACCGCGTTTTTGCCCTGCTTTTGCCCTTCCAACACCATCTTTTGCCAATCCGCCTTGCTGCCCGATGTTTTCAGCAACTTGTCCATGCGTTTGGTGGTATCTGCCGATAGCGTTTTTTGCAACACGTTTTTCACGTTATTTGCCGCTTCGTCGGGCGTGCCCGCCTTATTGGATGCCGATTGCAACGCCGACAGCAAATAAGCCAGCCCCGCCTCGCCGCTAAACCCCGCCGCCTTAGCATCGGGCAGCAGCGACGGCAAATCGCGCACCATATTGGCAATCTCAAACGTACCCTGCATGCCCGATTGCGCCGCCATTTGCGAAGCACGCGCCACATCCAGCCCGTTATCGGCAAAGGTTTTTGCCAGCTTTGCCGCTGCTGCGCCATCGTATTGTCCGTTTTCGCCTGCCGCGCGTGCCATGGCGTGCGTTGCCGCTGCGTTTTTCTGCACATCCGCCCAGCTCATGCCGTTTGCCAACATCCCCGATAGCGTATCCAATGCCAAATCGCTGCTGCCGCCGTTTTGCCGCACCAATGCCAGCGCAAGGGCTTTGGTTTGCGCCATGCCCTCGCGTTGCAGCCAAGCCGTATCCGCGCCGCGCGTTTCGCCATGCGCCGCCCAAGTAACCTCGCGCAGGCGCATATCCAAAGCCTTATAGCGCTCCACTTCGGGGCGCACCGCCGCATAAGCTGCCGCGCTGCCCGCCGCCACCGTTGCCGCACCGCGCCCGATTGCCCCCATTCGGCTGCGCCAGCCGCCCGCGCCCTGCCGCAGCTCATCATTCAGTTCGCGGATGCGGTTGCGCGTAGCCGTTGCCGCGCGGGCTAAATCGTTGTGTGATGCCCGTCCGCTGCGGGCAAGGCGGTTATAGGCGGCTTGGGTTTGGGCGATTTCACGGCGAATCTCGCGCTCGGCGCGCACGCCTGCGATTTCATAAGGGCGATTGGCGCGATTGCGGGCAGCTTGCGCCCTGTTAAGCCGCGCCAATTCCTCTTGTGTTTGTTGCAATAAGCGTCTTGCCCCGCCATCGCGCGCCGATAGGGTCAACGACAAATTCATATTGCCATTTGCCATAAAAAATAGCCTTTAAACTTAAATTAACTCATGGTTAATTATCGTTTAAAGGCTAGATAGGGATAGATGGTAAAGGCTTCGCCCCGTGCGCCCAAAGGCTTATGCGCTAGGTTTCGGCAGCCGCCGCGACACAATCACTTCGCCGCCTGTGGGGCTGTGAATGCCCATGCTGGCAAGCAAGTCTTGCAGCCATGCTGTTAGTTCAGCGTGGCACATGGCGCGCACGTCCGCCGCGCCCAGCCCCGCGCGTGCCAGCATAATCACCGCTTGGCGGTATTGCTGATGGGCGGTTTGGCTGCTGCGCGGGGTGTTCAGGCTGCCGCTGCGGGGGGCGCGGGGGCTTCCGTAGCGGCGGTGGATTTTGAGCGCAGGGTTTCCATTTCGTCCACCAATTGGCTGTAATCCGCGCCGCTCAAATGGTTGAGCAGATAATCGGCGGTGATGTTGTCTTGTGGTATGCCGTCAATGGATAATTGTTGCGCCCAATAAATCAGCGTCTCTTGCACCGCGCGGCGCGATTGCTGCGCTTCGCTGGGGTTTTCGGGCAGCGCGGGCAGGGCATCAATCGCATCCATCGCGTTCAGTTCGCCGCCGATGGTCAGCGGCTTTAAGGCAGCCTGAAAATGGGTCTCGCCGTTGTATTCCAAGCCATATTGCAGGGTAAAACTGTGTTTCATGGATTATCCTTACTCTACAATTTTATGCAGCGCAATCAGTTCAATATCAATGCGCGCCTCGTTATCGGCTTCGTATTGCTCACTAATCTCAGTGCTGAAACAATCCAAATACGACTCGCGCTTGTCCTCTTTATTGATGGGGTAAATGGTGATTTTGGCGCGGGTGATGTTGCCCCAATCAATCTCTGTGCCGTCAATCGGAATGGCGGCGGTCGCGCTCAATTTATGCTCGGTGATACCGTCGGCATAGCCCATCACGCGCCCTTGGCGGTTCATGGTTTTCACCGGCTTGCGCCCTGTGGTGGTTTGCGGTTTTAGGCTGATGATTTCCACATCGCGCCCGTTCACTTCCATAATAATCGTGCCGGCATAGATGGCATCGCTCATGGTGTTGTCCTTGTATTGGGTGTTGATGATGGGGCGCGTTGGTCTTGCCGCGCCCTGTTTGGGTATATCAAGCGGTTTTCAGGCTGCCTTATAGGATTAAATCAATCCGCCCCGCGAATACATGCAAGCCATTCACCACATCGGCAGGGATGGCAGCATTCACGCGGTTGGCATCTTGCAGGCTGCGGCTCACCACCAGCTTGCCCTTATTGGCTTCGGCGTTTTCAATAATCTCTGCCTGTTCCAGTTTCAGCAACACATCCAAGATCTCGCTTTTCACTTTGGGCAGCAAGCGGTCGCTCAACTTGTCGCGTGGGAAACGCAAGGCAATGCGCTCCTTAATCGCGCGGCGCGTGTAATCCAGCGTGCGGATGGTGGTGATGTCCAACAGCGCGGGGTCATCCACATTCGCCGCCGATTTGGTGTAGGTGGACACCGCCCGCATAATCTGCACCTTGCCTGCCACCACCGTCAGCGGTGTTAAGCCGTTATACAGCGCGTTGTTGCATTCGTTAAACAGCGGCCATTGCGCATCGGGCGTAATGTTCAGCCCTTTGATTTCCAGCGTGTTCAAGGGGCGGGCGGGGTCTTCCTCAAACGCCAACACCGCCGCATAGCCCGCCGCAATAATGCCGCACGCTTCGGCTGCGCCCTTATACCACGCGCAAGTGATGCGCCCATCGTTTAGCTGGGCGGTTAGGCTTGCGCCCTGCGGCATCGTGCCGCGCAGCCCCATCACGCCAATGCAGCCGCGCTGCTCAATAGCGTTGGATACTTGGGTAATGTGTTGGCTCAACGCCTTGGCGTTCGCCGCATCGCTAAACGGCGACACGATAATGTGGTAATGCTTGCCCGCCACCTTATCCAGCACGGCGGCAATATCGGCGTTTTGTGCGCCATTTGTCATAGCCGTAATGCTGCCTGAAAAGCCGCTGTTGCCCATATCGCAGGCAAGGCTGATTTCGTTGCCGATTGCGCCTTTGCTGCGCGCGGTCAATTTCAGGCTGCCTTGCTCGGCGGTGGCGGATACAGGCAAAGCCGCCGCGTTCACCGCCGCCGCCAGTTTTTCCACCGCCTCCGCCGCGCTTTGGTTGGCAGACACCGCAACCGCAACCGCCACGCCGCCGATGGTGATGCTGATGCTGGCGGCAGTTTGCGCCGTGCCGTCTATTTTCAGGCTGCCTGTGGCGGCTACGCCCGCGCTGTGGTCGGGCAAGCCGATCACGGTTAAATCCAAATAAGCGTTGTTTTTAAACGCTTGGCGCACCATCAACTGCGCCCACGAGCCGCGCCCAAACAAATCGCCCGCCTGCGCATCGCTAAACAATTGCACAGGGGTTAAAGGCTCGTGCGTGCCGCTTGCCAACATCGGCGCCAGCAACAGCACCGATTGCGGGTTTTGCGGCAAACCTTGCACCGCATTGCGCGTGTTAAATTCAATATACTGCCCGGGCACGCGGATGCTGCCGGGGATGGTGTCAAAGCTAATGTGTTCTGCCATGGTTATTTGCCTTTCTTGGTTGTTTGGCTTTCGCCCAAATGCGCAGGTTCATTTTCAGGCTGCCCATCGGTGGTGTCGGCAAGGGCAGGGGCGGTGTGTGCCACGCGGATTAAATCGCCCTCGGCAAGCAAGCGGCGGTAATACACGTTGTCGCCATCCACCTCTTGCGGTGTGTCGGTGATGTATTGATGCGGATTGTCTGCCAGCGGCACACGCAAGCCCACTTCTGCTACGACCATGATTTTATTCATGCGGTTTCCTTCAAGGTAAGCGGTTAATCTTGCCAAAATTGCGCCGTCAGCGGGATTTTGGCGTTTTCGGCTTGGGGGTCAAAAATCAAACCGTCCAAATATTCAAACGGCGGATAAGGCGCGCTCGTCTCGCCCTGATAGCGGCTAAATACATAATCGGGGTGGGCAGGGTCGCTTTGCGGCTCGGGGAAACGGTCGTTTTCCAAAGCATAGCGGTTCAAGCGCAGGGTGTATTCCAGCGCATACACGCTCACCGCCGCCTGCTGCACCAGCGTGTGATTGGCAATGGCGCGGATGGCTTTGGGGGTTAGCCCTCGGCTATCGGCAGCGGGCAGCCCCAAGCGTTGCCCATCCAGCAAGCGGCGCACCGCATCAATCAAATCATTGCTGCCAATCTCTTGCAGCACCACGCCGCCTTGCCGCTGCGCCACTTCGTTGCGCAGGCTGCGCGTGGCGCACATCACGGCAAAGGTGGCGGTGTCTTGATAGCGATTGCCGCCGCTGATGGTTTCCACCCTGCTGCCGCCATAAGTAACCCACACCGCAGGCAGGGTTTTGATTTGCGCAGCAAGGTCGTCTGCTTCGCCGTTGTAGCTTTTTACCGTGCGCACCATGCGCCCCAAGCCGCGTTGCAGCCGCAGGCAAATGGCTTGCTCAATCTGGGTGGTTATCATGTGGTATCCCTTGCAAAGATTCGGTTTTTGTTGTTAGCAAACACCACGCCGCTATCCGATGTCGCCACTTGTGCCCCTGCGCTGTCCAGCCCCAGTTGCACCTCGCCGCGCGATAAGGCTTTGAGCAGCTCCAACACGTCAATTTTGTAGCGATTGCGGATTTCATCGGTAATCAACACGCCCGATGTAGCGGTTAAACGATAGCGCGCAATGTCGCACGCCAAGCGGCGCAAAATCGGCGGCGTTTCGGCAAACGGCTGTTTAAACCGCCCCAAATACGCATCAATTTCCGCGCTGGCATCGGCAAGCGCCACCGCCACCACATCCGCATCAATCTCGCCGTCGGCATTGCGGTCGGCAATCTGCAACACTTCCAATTCGCCAAAGCGCGCCACCATGTCGCCCATATCGGCGTAAACAGCGTTATGCGCCATATTCATCCGCCGATTTAATGCGCAAGCGTGGCTCGTTCACAATGCGCTGCCATGCCTCTTCGCCCACTTCGGCGCGGTAAACGGTTTGCCATGCGCCGTTAAACAACACGCCGCCGCGCCAGAATTCCACGCCGTCCGCGCTGCACGCCAAAATGGCTTGGCGTGGGTCGGCATCGGGGTTTTCGGGCTGCGTTGCGCTTGCTTGGGCGGCTGCTTGTTGCGCCGCCAATAACGCAGCTTGCGCCGCATCGCGCTCGGCTGTTAAGGCAGCGTTTGCTTCGCGCAGCGCGGTGATTTCTGCCTGCAAGGCGGTGTTTTCCGCTTGCAAGGCAGCCTGTGCTTCCTGCTCAGGGGTAGTTGCGCTTTGCTCAACCTTATCCTCTTCGTTTTCAGGCTGCGTTGGGGTTTGGGGTGTGTTTTTTGCCATAGCTTTTTCCTTATGGTTTAGGGGCGCGGCGGCTGCCGCTTCCCCGCTCGGTTTTCAGGCTGCCTGCGCCATCACGCCAAATGCACGCTCACATGCAGCTTTAAACGCCCTTTAAACGTGTTGGTGGTGCCGTTGATTTTGTCGGCTTCCAACAATTCGCGCGCAGCGTCTTCCAATTGCGGCGGCACAACCAGCAGGCTGGGCTTCACGTTCAGCACATAACCGCCGTCTGCCTTAATCGTCATCATCTGCGCGATGATTTTTGCCAAATTGGCGCGGTTAAGTGCGGTTTTTTCCACCATGTGCGCCAGTTGCCACAAGCCAAAGCCCGCATTGCAACGGCGGCGGCTGCCGTATAAATACACATCCTCCATAAACACCTTGTCGGATTTGGATGGGTCAAACTTGGTTTCAAACTCGGGCGCGGTGCGCTCTTGGAAAATCAAAGGCTTCAAGGTTTTGGTGTCATCCACCACATACCAAGTCGGCGCATCGTTATCCGTGCCTGTAGTGATGTTGCCGGTGGGTGTGTTTGCCCCCGTGCCGTCGTTATTGGCAAACACAGGGTGGTCGGTATCAAAAAAGTTCTGCCCGTCGTAGCACAGCGTGGTTTTGCCCTTGGGCAACAAGCCCCACACCAAATCATCAGCCAGCGTGGCAGCCGATTCGCCCATCGCCTGCATCATCGGGCGATACATGCCCACTTGGTCATCTTCAATATCGGTGCGCTCCACGCCCACAGTGGCTTCAAATTTCTTGTTTTCCAAGCTCATCGCCTGTTTCGCCATCTTGCCGATTTGGCGGCTGCCCACCCATTCGCGCATTTTGGGAAACTTGCCCAGCCAAGCATAAGTGTTGGTGGCGGTGCTGCTGGGGATGGTCATGGCAATCGCAGAAAAACTAGGCTCTACGCTCGCCAAACCATTTTGAAACTCTTTGCGAAACTGCGCGGTCAGCGCGGTCAAAATCGCGGCTTTATCCATGTGGATTTCCTTGTGTTAAAGGGTTAAAAATCTTGCGGCGGCATCGCGCCCGCTCCATGTTTTGTTTTTTCAGGCTGCCTTATCGCCGTTTAGCGTTTGGGCAAAATCGGCTTCGCTCATGCCCAGCATCTTGGCGGCGGCTTTTTGCTCCGCCGTTAAAGCGGCTACTTTATGCGCTTCGCCCGCGCCTGCTGCCTGCGTTTGTGTATTGCCCGATAAGGCAGCAATCGGCTGCGCTTGCTCAATAAAGCCGCTCAAAAACGCCAAGCCGTTCGGCTGCTTCAACACACCCTCTGCCCATTCTTTTTGCGCAGGCAGCAATTTGCCCGCCGCCAGCGCAGCAGTAATCAACTCCGCACCCTTATCGGCATCGCGCTGGGCGGTGAGCGCGGCAATTTGCTGTTGCAGCTCCTGCACCACGCTCACCGGTGCGTATTGGGTTAAATCAGGAGTGTTGGCAGGCGCGTTTTTTGCCTGCGCCACTTGCGCCGATAACGCCGCAATCTTTTCATCCTTGGCGGCAAGGTCTTGAAACGTTTGCGCGCTCAGGGCGACGGTTTGGGGTTTGGCTGCCAAAAGCGCGGTTAAAGCGTCTTTCAATTGGTCTTCGTTTGCGTCTGGCAAGCCAAAAAGCTGTTGCAATAAGGTATTCATGGGGTTTTGCGTCTCCATTGGGGGTAAAAATTGCGCGCTGGCGGCGGCGAGCACCTCGTCCATGCCGTCCAAAGCGGGATAATTGGTTAAAGCGGCGTGCAAAAGTTTGCGCACATAGCCTTGCGTGTCATAAGCAAACACCGCCGAAATGTAGCGATATTCGCGGTTGGCAATCAGGCGTTGGGCGTTGTCGGTCCAGTCCACCTCGGCAAACAATCCTCGTGGGGTAAACTCCAGCCACGTCATCCAGCCCGCCGCTGGCGCAGGTTGCCCGTTGGTTTCCTTGTGCAAGGTTTGGTGTTCATAATCCACCACCAACTGCGTGCGCGCTTGATTGGCTAATGCCGCCACATCGTGCCCATTCTCCTCGGTTAAAAACCAAGCGGGCGCATCGGTCGGTCGTCCGTCAATCGC